CTTCAATAGTTGAAGGGCAGACTCAGTACGAAGAATAGAACCTTCTGGTGCTTTCTGTGGGATAGAAATAACAGCAGTTGTGTGTGGACTGAAATACTCGTCCTCAATAAGTTCTGGGTGGTTCTGTAACAAATAAGAATAAATTGGCTCGTTCTTTCCAACACGAATGCGGCGAATGTAATGGTCGTTGTGCCAAGCGTGAATACCAGAAGAGGTACCAAGCGTAAGAGAAGTAGTTCCTGCCGGCTTTACGCAAGTAGTTCTTGCTGCTGGATTGATACCGAGGAGTTCTGCAACTCTTTCATTCTCTTGTCTCACGACCCTTGCTGCTTCTTTCATATCCAACTTCATAACAGCACCAGAAGCAATACCAGTCATGGATACACCAATCAGGGCATCTTTTTCTGTTGTTCTACGCCAAATATCACGAAGATAATGAAAGTCTGTATAACTTGCTTGTAGTGTGCCGATGAAGGCCCCTGCTCTTACACGCTCGTTTAGGTCTTCTTGCGAAGTAACATTAGATACGTTTACTTCCGTAAGATTACAGAACTGATAAGGTCGTAAACCAATCTCACAACAAGGGTTGGTACCCCAGTCTTTATCGTTTGAAAAATAAAAACCTGGTTCACCTGCGCCAGAAGCCTTTACTCTGTCCCAAAGGTTCATAAAATATTCTTTATCAATCTTGTGGCGGAGTAGTACAACAGAGTTATTGGCTCGACCTCGTTGTGGATTGGTTTCCCACCAGTTGCCTGTTTTAGCAGAAATCATGTCGTCATCATCTGCTGAAAATAATGAAATCAGAGCAGCCCTACGAATGCCGCCGGCGAGTACAGCGTCTGCTATATGACAAATCATATCATGTACTTCAATCGTAGTTAGCTTATCTCCGTTCTCCTTCTGCGAGAGCATTCCCTCTAGTTTGACCAAACATTCACGAAGCGGTTGTGGTCCTGGGGCTTTGCCTCCAGAAGTAACGAGAGCAGCACCTTTCGGGCGTATATCTGAAAAGTCAAAACGAAGGCGTGAACCTCCGATAAAGTAAGAGCGAACAAGTGCCTTTACTGCATCTGCCCAGCCCTCAATTGAGTCATTTACGAGAAAACGACGTGTTCTGTTCATATTTGGTCGTGTAATCTCTGGTAGTTTCTCGACGTGGTGCTTTTGTACTGAGTATCCAACTCCCGTTCCGCCGAGAAGTAGAAACATTGCTTCGCCAAAACAACGCCAGTCGTCTGCTGGCATAAAAGCGCAGTTAAAAATGCGGTTTGGGGCAACTTCAATGGGCTTTCCGCCAAACTGCATTGAACGCATAGAAGGAAGAACCTTTTTGTCGTAAACTTGCTTGTAAGCCTTCCTAATTTGTAGTTCCATCTCTGGGAACTTTTTGATGTGCATGTCCATGTTTCGAGTAACTAACTCTTCCCATGTCTCCCTTCTCTTTTCGTCCTCCAAATATCTTGCGTACTTCATGTGGACTGTGATTTCTGATAAAATTTGATTCGATAATTCCATTTATTTGCTATCTCCTTTCCTAAACTCTTTATATCGTTCACGAAGATTATTCATTTTTGTTTCTTCGCTTTTTTGTATTATGTCATTTACTGTCTCGCCTGTTTTAGGCAAAACTTTTATGCAAACATTACTCGTATCCATGAAAATAGGGTAAACGAGTCCATCAGGTCCATTTCTGTTCTTCGCAACAAAGATGCGACCTTGGTTTGTGTTCTTATCTTCCACAGTTCTCGACACTGTAAAGATAAAATCTGCTACAAAGCATTTATTGAACGCTTCGGAGATTGATTCCATGGTAATCACCTCAGCGTTTATTCCAGATCTGTTGGTTTGCGATGCAGTCCAGACGGGACATTCGCATATTTGAGCTATTCCTCTAAGCTCTTCGTAAATAGTTTCGAGTTGATGTCTTTTCTCATCTTTTCGGCTATTTTCTGGTCGAATCAGGTCTCCGTAGTCCACGATGATCATATCTGGGACGAAATCTCGGCGTTTTAGCTTCTCAATGTGATTTTTGATTGTTTGGATACTGGCGCTTCTTGTGGGGTATTCTTTGATGATTAGTTTACCACCAATCTCCCTAATCTCGTCGTAAATCTTTTCTTTAAAAACAGCTAGATTTTTAAGCTCAACACCAGTAATAGCAGCATCATAACGACCACCCACCACAGTATCTGCAAGCTCAAGAGTGTAATGAAGAACATTTTTGCCAGCCTTGACTGCTTGTGCTCCAAGATGCACAAGTACCATAGACTTACCTGCTCCAGTGGGCGCAACCACAACACCAAGCTCGCCTTTGCCAAGACCACCTTTAGAAATCTCATCAATATCCCTCCAACCAGTCGTGACTGGATCTCTGGCTTTCTTCACAAAGCGAGCTTCAAAGTCCGCTAGGTAATCGTAACCAAGCGTGTTATCTGAACCCAATTTGAGTGCGTTATCTATAACCTTTGATACTTCGTCAAATGATGATGACTTAATTAGTTCTACTGATTTGATGAGTGCTTCTTTGAGCTTTTGCTTTTTACAGAAATCAAGGGCAGTGTCCTTAATAAAGTCTGCGCCTTGTGGAGTCTCCCCATTAGCCAAGACACGAGCGTAGTATTCACGGATTCGTGTTTTGACTGATTCTGGTTCACCATCCAGACCTGTTCGAATGATGGACAGCATGATATTAGATGTGGGGTGGACTCCATACTTTTTTCTGTATTCCTCTATTTTGCTTACAAACACTCTCAGGTGTTTCAGTTCCAAAAAGTTTAGATCCAAAACCTCAAACATTTGGTCTGCGAATGTCCTGTCGTTCAAGACAAGATGACACAGATCTTCCTGAAAGGTTTTTCCAAACTTGGAAAAGCTTTTCTTCTCTTGTTCCATTACTCTCCCTTTGTATTTATATTATAATACCACGTTTTATTGGGAAAAGGAAGTGATAATATGGTTAAATCTTTGTTCCAAATCTGTGGTGGTCACAGTGAGAACTCCATCTTGGAGCATTAGTTTTCTTACTTCCGTTTGATTGTAGTGGGGCTGATATTCTTCAAATGTATTGTCGATCCCTTGTTTAGCTTGTATTGAAAGCATGGGCGAAGATAGCTGCATAATGTCATAATTGTTTTTTATTAACTCCTTGTGTTCTTTGATGTTGGAAAATAATTTTTGTTTATTCTCTGGCTTCTCGCATTCAGCGAGTACGTCATCTAAATAGTATGTTTTTTCCTCTTTGAGAAAAGAAAATCGTTTTGCTATTGTTTCCATACCCACTCTTGGTACTCCTGGCAAGTTATCAGAGGAGTCTCCAACGATAGCTCTGGCAAGAGCAAAGTTCGTTGGGTGAATACCAAACTTTTCCACAACATTCTTTTTGTTGAGATACTCTTTTTGAATCGGGCGATGAAGAATAGTCTTATCATCTAGCAGTTGGATGAAATCCTTATCCGCTGATACAATAACTTTTTGCCACTCTGCAAACATAGGCGTATTCTTTACATACGAAATAACATCGTCCGCTTCAACAAGAGGTTCCATAAACTGAATAACTGGTGTTTGGTTGAAATACTCGATAACACGCATTTGTTGCCAAACTTTGTTATCAGTTACTTCTTCTTCCACCATACCTACCTGAGACCAGTTGGTTCTAGGTGGTTTGCGACCTCCCTTGTAGTCTTTATTCATTGAACGTCGCTTTTTACTTCCGCCTTTACCATCCCACACCAAAACAATCAAGTCAGGTTTGACCTCTCTTGTCAGCTTGTTTAGGATGTTGATAAAAGTGCGAATACCACCGATAGGAGACCCGTTTGGGTTTTTACTCGGATCTACAATGTATCCACGGATAAACTGGTTGTAAGCGTCTACTATCATCGCTCTTTTCATAACTTTTCTCCTCAAATAAAAAAGCCCGGCACAAAGGCCGGGCTGGGTTGATTATTCCTCAGACGGGGTTTCGTCTGGATCGTAAAAATCAGCAGCATTGCCTTCTCTATTACTGAACTTCATAATAACATCTTCGTCCATAATTGTCAAGACACTTTCTCTGAATTTTTCATCCTGAAGTTTGTCTACCCACTGCTTGCGCTGGAACTTTTCTTTGGACCCGTCATTTTGAACCAAAGTGAACCAAGCACCAGACTGCTCTAATCGCTCAGAGATCTGGATAGCGTCAAACCAACTTTCTTCATCTTGGACACCGACCGATTCGTCACCCCAAAGGATTTTGAAGTTGCAAGTGCGACCTGCTGTACCAAAGCGAGACTTCTCTAACTTAACCTTTACCTCTGAACCGATACGGAATCCGTTATCGTCATTGATAAAGCTTGCCTTTGCTCTCCTGCCAGTAAGCCAGATACGAAGAGAGTAAGAGTAAGGGAGTGCCTTACCGCCAGGAGTTACATAAGGCTCCGTTAAAGCTGCTGCTGGTGTTTTTGCTCCCAAGTTAGTTTTCAACTGGTTGAGAACCAACAAAGTAGCATCTGCATCAGCAATAGGAACAATCAACTTTGACATACCCTTAGCCAAAATTCTAGGCTTTACAGCCATAGAAGATTGAGGGTTGAAGTCTCCTTCGATATCTGAAATCGAAGGTGTTAGAGCCAATGAATCCCAAATAAACAACCACTTATTACCAGTCGCTAAAAGTTCCTCAATTGTCTCTAAAACAAACTCTACTGATTCTGCTTGGACGTAAAGTAATCTATCCAAATCACATTCTGCTCGCTCCAAAAAAGCTGGGTCGAGTGCTGACTCTGAATCAAAGTAAACAACGTCAATACCCATCTTTTGAGCGTTCGCAGCAATCTTGGCAGCCATAAATGACTTACCAGTTGATTCTAGACCTGCGATTTCTGATACTTTACCAACTGGAATACCAGCTAGTTTACCCTTACAGATAATAGAGTCTAACCAGCGAGAGCCGGTAGGAATCCACTCATTCACCTCAGTTGGATTGTTGTCCAGTAAGGAGTGAGCGACTTCTCTACCTGCTTTCTTGTTGATGATGCCCTTGATTGCTGAGATGTCAAGGGCACCCTTTTTTAGTTTAGTTACTTTTCCCATACCTTACCTTACTGATTCATAAGGTCGCTAAAAGCGTCCTCAACTGAATCTGTGCTTTCAGTAGTTGAACCAAACTTTTCAACCTCAGTGTTGCCTTCTCCACCAGCCATGAACTGGTCGAGGATTGACTGAACCTCAGCAGTTGTCTTTCGCTCAAAAAGTTCGTCAAAGTTCGGCACAGTCTCCAAAAGCTCTGCGCATCGGTCATCACCGCCAACTGCCTCATCACAAAGAATTGTCTTGCGAGGGCGAGGACGAATGTCCGTTCTTGGGTAGCTAGCTCCTGGAAGCTTACCATACATAAGCTTTAGGTCGTTTCCTGTTTCTGGATCCGTAATGTCTCCATAGTCAGGGTCAAGAACAATAGTAAGAAGCTTTTCATAAGCCATCTTACCGTATCCCCAAACCTTGATACCTTCACCTTCTTCGCCACGAACAAGAACTGGTGAGAAGAAACGCTGCTTTGCAAACATTTCCTTTGCTTGCTTCTTGCTTTCTTCTGTTCCTTCGTTCCAAAGTTGGTTTGCGAAGTTGCATACAGGGCATTCGTCCCCAAAGTTTCGCTTTGGGCATAGGAAAGATTGGTTTCCTACGCCGTAGTGGAAAAAGCGTTCTTTGAACGGGTCGCCATCAGCGGTGGAAACAATACGAATGTTGCTTTCACCTTCCTCTGGACGCCAGAACATGTTCTTGTTCCCTGCTCCATCACCTTTTCCGTTAAGTTTGTCGAGCTTTGCTCGCATTGCGTCTAAATTAAGTGCCATTTTATTACCTCCTATGGTTTATTGTTTTTTTGCACACTCTCGGCTATAGCAGGTCAGTTATTTTCCTGACCAACTCATATTCTTATAATACTATATTTGTTATTTGTTGTCAACAACTAATTGTTGAATTTTTGGAGAAAATAATTCCACATAAATGTAATCATTTTCGTATTGAGTCGGATAAATCCCAAAACTAACTTTTCTCTCTTCTGTAATTTTTGCTTTTACGTTGTTTGTTATTGTGCGGAATAGATTTTCTTCTGTTCTCAGCTTCTCTTCGTTTATGCCATAATAATACACCATTTCGACATCGTTTTCAAGAGGAAAAAGCAATTTTTCTGGTTCTTCGATAGAGCCAAGTCCGATTGTAGTGATTCTGCAAGAATCTTTTGGTCTCTTAAATGTTGATGTGATTGGTTTAGTGTTTTTGAACACATCCAACATATAATAAGTGCTTGTAAACACTCTGTTTATTTGTTTATAATAGTCGAATACATTTGTGGAGCCGGCTATTTCTTCTAAAATTACATTTGACACAAGGCAAATTTTTTCAAAAAGACCAGAACGAGCAAAATTTTGCAAAATACCCATTACAGAACGTTGGTGAAGCACCTTTGACTCTGCAAGAACTTCGGTTTCCGGAACAAAATAAACTATTTCCATTTTTACACCCATTTGGTGCAGTTTTTCAAGCGCTTGAAGCGTAATCCCCGTTGAGTCTGAAGCTCCACAAAGAAAAATGGTGCACTTATCGTTAATTTTCTCCAACCATCTATGAAGTTTAGTCATATCCATTTTTTCATATTGTTCCGGACCTAGCTGTTCTGGTAAGGCAAACTTATATTTTGAAGTTTTCTCGAACTCATTTGAAATATAATGACACTCATAAGCAGAATATTCTGAAAGCTGCTCTACCACGTTGCACCCTGCTGTTCCAATGCCCAATATAGTCTTCAAACTTTTAGCTCCTTTAGGTCCCCAAACGTTTTTCCAATTTTACAAGTGCTCACAAAGTTACCCCAACGGGTTTGTTCAAATTGTCGTTTGATATCTTTTACCATTATAGCATCTTCTTGCGCCATGTCAAGTATTATTGAATCGTGAAGTGTAAAAGCGATTTTTGATTTTTTGTTCTTGAGCATTTTTTGGATTTTGTAAGCATTTTCAATAACTTGGTCCGATGTTGTCGATTGAAGTAAGTAGTTTTGCGCTTTTCGCTCGTCAACCGCAAGTCGCCTACCGAAGGGCGTTTGGAGCAC